ATGTCGGAAGATAATCCAGCGGTTCAGGCAATTAATCGTGATTATTCCCAAGTTATGAAAGCTATGGGACTAAGTAAGTAATATGGCTCAAAAATTCATTGGTATCACGTTACCAATTCGATTGGGCCAAACAGGAATGTTTGACCAATCTACAACGGTAATCCAACAAGTTCGTTCTAATTTTAAGAATTTAATTCTTACAAAGAAAGGTGAACGAGTCGGACAACCAGAATTGGGTTGTGATTTATGGAAAATTTTATTTGACCCATTGACCGATGAAACGTTGGAAAGCGCACGGTTGGCAGTAGCAGACGCAGTAGATAGATGGATGCCATTTATAGAACTTATAGATTTTCAAATAACAAAAACAGATGACGAACAGATTATCAACATAAAATGTTTATATAGATTTAGAAATAATCCTAATGTAACAGACCAAGTAAGTATATTAACCCAACAACTAGGATTACCAACGGTTGCATTTCCTGTGGAACCTATCACAACTCAAACTGAAGTTGAGAAGGTAAATAATCAAGTTAAAAATGCTCGCCGTATTAGAAGACTTAATTAATTTGGAGTTTTAAATGGCAACAAACCAACCGGTAGTCATACAACCACGACCAAATGTTAAGCAAATTAACTACATTGCTAAAACATTTACGGACTTTAGACAAAATCTAATAGAGTTCGCAAAGGGGTATTATCCAAATACCTATTCGGATTTTAACGAAACATCTCCGGGTATGATGTTTATTGAAATGGCATCATACGTCGGTGATGTACTTTCATTTTATATTGATAACGCATTTAAAGAAAATTTATTGGCGTATGCAGAACAACAAGAAAATGTCATTACTATAGCGCAGTTCTTAGGATACAAACCAAAACTAACATCTCCAGCGTCAACAACCGCTAAATTGTATCAATTAGTACCAGCTATTTTAGATAATGGTGTATATGTTCCTGACCCAAAATATTTGATTAAAGTCGGTAAAGGAAGTATATTCGTAACCTCAGGACAATCTACTATTCAATTTCGATTAATTGAGGATGTAGATTTTTCTGACATTATTGCAGAAAACTATATCATTAATTCTTTTTCTGGTGGAAATCCATCAACGTTTATCGTTACTAAAGAAGCAAAATTAGTTGCGGCAGAAGAAAAAGTGACTACGTTTACGTTTGGGAGTCCGCAAAAGTTTACTTCTGTTGTTATGCCAGAGAATAATATAATTGGAATAGAAAGTGTGGTCGATTCTGACGGAAACATTTGGTATGAAGTAGATTATTTGTCACAAGATGTTATAATGGATGAAGCACAGCCAACGGATAATAATGAAACTGGAGTGTTACCTCCGTCAAAACTGAGATTAAGAAAAATTCCTCGTAGATTCGTCACAAGAATCAATAGAGATTCAAAATTGGAACTTGCCTTTGGCTCGGGAACAGATAATGCCGCAGAAGTAAATATTACATTAGATTCACGACAAGTTGCAAACTCTCAGTACGGTAATACAATAGAAAGTACATTGGGTAATGTAGCTATTAATAATGTAAACTTTTTAACTAGTAATGCATATGGAGTCGCACCAGCTAATATTACATTAACAGTAACATATTTGGTTGGTGGAGGGGTGACGACAAATACACCATCAAATACTATAAATATAGTATCTCAGTTAAACGTAATCAATGACACTACAAATTATACTACAGCCGAAAAAACATTATTCAATTCAGCGGCGCAAAGCATAACAGTAAACAATGATTTACCTGCTACTGGAGGCGGTGACGGAGAATCATTAGAAGAAATTCGTGAAAACGCTTTAGCATTTTTCAACGCACAAAATCGTGTGGTTACCGTTGAAGATTATGCAGTTCGTTCATATGCACTACCGGCGCGTTTTGGAAAAGTAGCAAAAGCGTATGCAGTAAGAGATGAACAAATTAATAGAATTTTGGCGTCAAGTAGCGATAAAATTTATGTAGACAATCCAGTAAAACCAAATGTAATAAATTTATATACGTTAGGATATGACACTAGCGGAAATTTAACCACGTTAAATACCGAAGTCAAAGAAAATTTGGCACGATATCTTGAACAATTTAGAATGTTAACCGATGACGTAAATATTTTAGACGCATTTATTATTAATATCGGAGTGCAGTTTGACATCTCTGTACTTAGAAACTATAATGTAAATGATGTATTAGCTCGTAGTATTGGAGCGGTTCAAGATTTCTTTAATATAGGTAAATGGAACATTAATCAACCGATTATCCTTTCCGACTTGATGTACAATATTGGATTAGTAGAAGGGGTCCAAACGGTTAAAAATGTTCGTATATTTAACAAATATCAATACAACTATGGCACGGGCTATCAAAACTATCGATACGATATTGATGACGCGACCATCAATGGGGTAATCTATCCAAGTCTCGACCCAAGTATATTTGAGTTGAAATATCCACAAACTGATATTATAGGAAACGCTACCCAATGAGAATACTTCTAACGGCAAGCAAAGACACCAGTATTTATCAAGCATTTCCAGCAAATAATGCTGGACTGGATGAAATATTAGAAATTGGTAAACTAATAAATAATGATGTAGATATTACTGGGTCAACCGCATACGCAACCGGCTCGGTACGTTCGCTGATATATTTTGATTTACCTACCACCGCCAGCGTCCCGGCCACCGCAAGCTATTTTCTAAATTTAAAAATAGCAAATGCTAACAATCTTAATAGAAATCAACAACTTGTAATATATAATGTATCCCGTTCATGGGATGAAGGAAGTGGTGTTTTCTATCAAAATGTTAGGAACGCAACCGATGGCGCATCGTGGACAGTGTACACGGCGGCAGTTTCTTGGAGTAATTCTGGTGGAGATTTCTTAACCGGATCAACAAGTCAGAGTGTCACGTTAACATCATATCCACTGCAAGACATTCGAGTAGATGTTACAAATATTTTACAACCAATTGTAAGTCAATCACTACAAAATAATTTTTACGGTTTAGTGATAAAGTTTCCTTCGGCAGACGAAATAGACTACACAAACAAAGGCAATATTAAAGTATTTTCTACACAGACACACACAATACACCAACCAACATTGGAAATTGCGTGGAATAGTCAAATATTCAGTACCGGAAGTTTGGTCGCTATTCCAAATTTAAATGTAAAAATTTCTCCAAGTAATTTACGCCAATCATATACAAAAGGTGATGTAGATAAACTAACGTTGGTAGTCCGTGACCAATTTCCACTACGTTCATTTGATTCGACGTTAAGATATAAAAACAAGTATTACCTACCGTCATCATCGTACTATTCTATTATAGATGCGCAAAGTAATACTACAATTATTCCATTTGATGATTATAGTAGAATAGATACCGACTCAACAAGTTCGTATATAGTTTTGAACACAGCTCCTTTATATGTCGGAAGATTTTATAAGTTAAAATTAAAAGTTGCATCGGGAACATATTCAAGAGTAATCGATACCGACACCCTATTTAAGATTGAATAGTTATGGCAAACACATTATTAGATATAAGAAATCCAGATAGTTCGAGTATTTTGAATAAAGAGCAAATAGACATTTCATTGTCACTATTTGATATTTCTGCCTCTGGGAACTTTGAAAAAATTCAGACAAATTATGCGGCAACTACTCAACGTGTAACTATTCCAGAAACAAATTTTATAAATAGTAGTTCATATTACACTCCAATATATAAAGAAAAGTTGAACTATTCTGTGTGGTTAAATAGAGTTAATAAAAATTTTGAAGAGTTAAACTAATGCCAAATACTCAAAATTTTAAAACAGATGTTACGTCTTTGGAACAAAGATATCCAAAATATATTGTTTCGCGCGTCATAGCAAATAAACAAGATGATTTGTTAGATATGGAAGTTCCTGCTGATTTCGCTGAAAATTTACTTCAAAATAACATAGAAATTAATCTATACAGTCTTGCGGATAACTCATTAATCTTCTCAGATTTTATTAAAAATTCACAAGCTATTCGTATAGAAACATTACAATATACTGATGGAACGGCCCCGCGTAGACTACTGTACATTGACTTTGCACAGATAGAAGAATTAACATTACCATCCGGTCAATATTCCGCAACGTTAAACTTTTTTGCAGATGAAGTAGGTTCATACGACCGTAGAGTTTTAAAGGTATCAAGAATCTCAACATCTAGAACAGAAGTAGAGCTGAAATTAATAGATAAAACTAAACAAAGTGTATTAAATCAATTTGCTATACCAAGAATACCAATAGAATATATTGAACCAGTGCTAATACAAATTTTTAACCAAGAAGGGGCAAATGAAGCTTTCGCACCGACAAGCCCAGTAAAAATTGATAGTTCTTCTCTTTATCAAAATTTTAACAGCGGGTCTGGTCAACTGCTAATTGAATATGGATTCGATGTTGACGATGGAGAACGGCCTGGGATTAACACTATAACTCAAAATGTGTTGGATGTTGCATACCCTATAGCAAAAGAAACAATAGATAAGTTAGTACTGATTTCAGGAAGTACAAGTTTTACAGAGACACAATTGTCTAAATGTGTTGTTGACGCAATTGATATTGCATATGACACAATTTTAGATGACGAAGTAAAAAGCCCTTCAAAATATCGGTTTGACTTAATATGAGTACCTATAATATTCGTGAAAAGTTTTCTTACGTAATCGCTACCAGTAGCGTCAATTACGTCAGAAACTATAATTTTAATTCAACTACGGTAACGGATATCCCATTAGCTATGGCTAATTCAGATGAAACCATACCGATTACAGTAAATATTACTACTACAGAACCGTGGATGGCTATCGTAGATGCAACTACTGGTAAAAGTCTAAAATATCCAGAGGGAAATGTAGTATTACAACCAGCCAGTAATAAAATAGTATTACTTAAGATAGATTTACCACCAGAAATAGAAAGTATTCCACAAACAACTATACGACCATTCATTAATCTCGATATTACATCGGGTAGTTTTCCTATTTATCAACCAACGAATCCAACTCCTACAACTACTCCTAATAAAAATACAATTATTGCTGAAACTGATACATATACAATAGATGTTGGTGAACGTGTTGAAGTTAATATTACCGTGTATGATGATGATGGCAAAC